GAAGCCGTTTTAACAAGTTTATTTAACCCGACAAATTTATTGAATGATAATCGTTTCACTTTTGATAGTACAAATAGTAGAATGGTATTTGATTCATCTAACAACGAAATCGTATTTCATGGTTATTATGCCATATAAATGTATTAATAGTAAATATATAAATATAAAGATAGTTTAGTATTAAATTATTATTACCAGAATGCCGCCAAAAAGACACTATAATAGATGGAATTCGTGCGAATTAGAAAATTTACATAAAGAATATAATTTACGTGAATTAACTGTACAAGAAATTGCAAAAATACATAGACGGTCTGTTTTTTCCATTTTAAATAAACTGCAAAATGAAAATCTAATTGATTCAAAATGGACGAATGCCAGAGGATGGAAATGGGATAATTCCGATTTGGATGATTCAGATTTTGATAATTCGGATTCTGAAAAATTTGAGAATACTAAAAATGTAGTTAAACCATTTGTCTCTTATTATAATAAAAACGAATTGAATAATAAATATTATGAAGACGAAGACGATGATGAAAAAGACGAAGATGAAGAAAAAGAAAAAGAAAAAGAAAAAAAAGAAGATGAGGATGATGATGATGATGATGACGATGATGATGAAGAAGAAAAATCGGAGGAAGTAAATAGTAATAATAGTTCAGAAATTATCAGTGAAAATGATACAGACTCAAATAAAGATGATGAATTTTCAGAATGCACTATGGTAGGCACCACCGAAAAGCTATGGTTCTCCAAAGACCTTGGCCGTTCATGTTTAAATGAGTTAGTTGGAGTTGATACAGACGATACATATAATATAGAAATTATTAATATTGGTATAGCGATTATAAAAGTAATTCAATTTCTGTCATTTGTTTCTCATCATATAAACCGGTTTTTAAATTATTGTGAAAAAAAAATATCATCTACATTTAACTAAGATGCGCAGTTTTCTATAAAAAGTTTAAAATTTCATAAATATATTTTTTATAATAAATATATTTATTTCTTTCCAAAGAAACTTGTTAATGCACTATTTCCTTGTTTTTGATTGTTTGTAACACGCAAGAATTCGTCAAATAACATTATTTGTACCTCTTTGCTTTTCAATTTATCCAATTTATCTTCAAATTTGTCTGGACTCAAGGAGGAACGTAATTGTTCCACATCTCTACGAAATTTGGCAATTTTCGCCCGTTTATTTTGTAGTTCCCACATTTTTTCAAGTACAAGTGCAAATACTTGCTGAACCGGTTTCAAAATTTGATTGGTAATATAAAACGAATAATCAATCTTCAATTTATTTTCTAGAACAAACGTAGGCGTTTCTATTTTTTCTCCTTGCAGTGCTTTCTTATTTGCAGTATGAATAAATACATATGGAATACGGTCACCAGACCCAGGTTTATTTCCAGGGTCCCTTGACGTGATTCTATCCGCAAGAACTTTGTGAGAAATTTGCTTTGGATTTTTATATCCCGAACGCAATGATTTTGTAATAATTAATTTATCCATTGGATATTTTTCTTCTACAATATTTTTAAGACAACCTCTCAAAAATTCTGTTGCTTTTTTGATATCTTGTTCCTTCATTAAAATATCAATAATTCCGCCATATATATCTTTCACAATCGGTGCGTTATCTCTACGCTTTGATACAACCCCCATTTCCTTGCGCTTGCATTTATTGGGGTCTTCTTCATATAACATGCCAACATATCGTTTTTTTGACAGCAAACAAAACGGCATAAATGTCTTTTCATATTCCAAGTCATGTGGTTTTTTCAAGAAACTGGATGCTAAATGCCCGACTTGTTTCGCAAGTTCAATCGTTATTTCCAATGCTTTTTTACCACGTATCGGTTGGCCCTCCGGAGTTTGCAAATTAAATGTGAAGAATACACTATCAGTGTCTCCGTATATGTATTCTGCGTTCGTTTTCACAAGACCATGCGTCGTTTCGCAAAGTGAATCGCCATACGTTTCTTCCACAATTCGTTTCGCATAAATAAGTAATAGACGGCCTGTCGCCGTAGTAGCTGCAGCCACATCCTTTTCATAAAATGAACTCGTTTTTGCACCACATGAACCGTACAAAGAATTTGCGGTTACCTTATAACCAAGCTGACGTTTATCCAAGACATTCTTCATAAACTCGTCTGTTTGTTCCGGAATCAATTTTCTAGTTGCTTTTCTGGCGGCCAAAAGTTCCTCCACAATAGAGGGCATGATGGCGCGACCCGTTTTAAATTGTGCAAATCGGCATAATTTATACCCCGACTTTACCTTTTTAAATGCCGCTGATGGTCTCGGTCTTATATATGTATATGTATCATATGTAATATTTACATATTCATATTCGGGTAAATTATCATAAATAAAATTTCCACTCGTGTCCTTTTCACCAGTTTCTTTTACTAGATTTCCCTCCAAATCATATTCTATGGTCCATACCTTACTATCATGCGATAAATTTTCACTAATCATGCAAGATGGATACAAGGATGCATAATCAACACAAGCTACTGGATTATCCAAATATAAATCACATTTTGGGTCCAAAACAATGGCACCTTCATACCCGTCATTACCTTCCGGTTTATCCATAACAGGTATAAGCGTATTTTTTTCACGGCATTTCTTGGCAACATAACTGGTTAGTTTAATTCCTTGACCTCGCAATACTATAAAACTAATCGGCACGCTGCAAATCTTGGACATCTCTATAAATCCGGTAAGAACATCTACCTTATTCATTAAATAATGCACCAAGTTGCAATCCTGCAAACAATATTTTGCGATTATTGCGCGGTCCTCGGCAGTACCATTCGTCATGCGGAAAATATCTTTCGGAGTTACATCATCCTTTGCCAAACACCAACGAATTTTCTTAATTTGGTCGGGTTGAATATGTCCGCTTACAATAAATTTACCGGTGGTTTTATTCACTGTTTTCACAATAAATTTGTCACCATTACTATAATAATCGGTAGAATGCCCAATCTCTTCAAAATGAATATAGCTTCCATCATATAATCCGGTTAAATTTGTACTTTTAATACACGTTTCATTTGTTTCTTGATTGTATTCCAAATTTTTAACATAATCGCCAATAAAATGACCAGCCACATAATCCAACTTATAAGACGACAAACTTTCTTCACGGCGGAAATAATTGAACATGTCTATTTGAATTCGGCCGTTCATTTTAATATATCTTAAGTTATGCTCACCGCTTGCAATCACAATTTTGGATTCTTCTAGCTTATAATTTCCAGATTCTTTATCTATAGAAGCACAAATTTCGCCCTTGTTCTTTGAAAGATTGAGAAAGTCGCGAATGCAACCGGTTTCTTGTGCGCGATGAAACATGAAATCATAATCAAAACCAAATATGTTATATCCGATGATAATGTCCGGATTTTCACGTTGAATTAAATCTTTCCATGCAAGCAACACTTTATCTTCCGAAGAATAGGTTTCAATTTGATTATTTTCTACCGGAACTGTTCCGCATGTATTCAATACGATGCAATGATTTAAGTATGGTTCGGTTTGACCTGCACGCAGGAATGTGGAACCGATAAATGTTACCTTATCGCCCTCCAAACGTGGAAATATATTATCCATCGTAATACGCAGTTCCAATAATTTGGCTTCTCTATCAAACTTTTTATCTAGCATCATATCTACCACTGTGCCGTTATATTGTTGTGCGTCTTTTAATGTGGTTGTTTTTGATTTTGATTTGAATGTAGATTTTGTTATAACCGGTACAGATTCATCATCTTCTTCGTTATCACTTATATCGCAATCTCCATCTCCATATCCATCTCCATCTCCATCTCCATCTCCATTTACAGCAGCATTCATGCGCTCAAACATATCTTCAATCGTTATTTGGTTTCCAAAATTATCTGCATTTGTGTTATCTCTTATTTTGGATTGTAACCATTTTTCCGTTTTTTCTATTACTTCTTTATTCGTTTGCGCAATCTTTGGATATACCAAATCAATCGTTATCATTGTATTAGAATATCCGAAAGCGCACATCATAATTTCACGTAAAAGAATCTTACAATCTTCTTTATTTATTTCTTTTTCCATCTTTTCAAAATATTCCACTATATTCGTTGCTAATTTTTTATACGATTTGACTGGAACGGGAAAGTCTCCATGACTACTGCTTGCCTCAATATCAAAACTACATATTTTATACGGCACGCGCGTTTCTTTTTCATTGAGCGGAAGAATATGTTTATAATCAATGCAGAATTCATATGTACAAGTGGTTTTTTTGTCAAAATTGATTTGAATTGTTTTTTTTTTCGGCAGAAGAATCCAACCGGAAGGACTAATGTCTTTTATATGAAAGAATCGCAACAAGGGTGGAATATTTGACTCGTATAATAACATGCGCGTACCTTTAAATAAGAAACCGTTCGGGCGTAATTTGTAATCTTTATCATACCATAAATATTTTGCCTTGTTGAAACATGGCATATTATTGAATATAATTTGAATAAATTTGTGGTCTTTTCCATTATCAAACCCATACAATTTTTTCTTACTTACTAGCTCGCATTTTACAATAGAGTTCTCATAATATTTTCCCACTTTGTCTTTCATAAAGGCGAGAAAGGCCATTTTTGTTGCGTCGGTCCAATTATCATCCACTTTTACGTAAAAGAATGGTTTAAAATTTTCCGCAATAATGCTGCAACTCTCTCCTTTTTCATTTATTCCAAACATTTGAATTTTGAAGGTATTTGTATCTCTTTTTGGTCCATCGCCAGAATCATCACTATTTGAATCTGACGTATTTTCATTATATACATTAAAATCGTAAAGGCGAAATGCTTGTTCCATTGTTTATTTTTTTAGTTATACTATATATCCGTTGGTATATTTAATTCAATTTTTTATAATATGCAACCGTATATTATAAATTGTAAAAAAAATAATAGATAATTCAAACTAATTTAAAGAACTTAACGATTTTATCTCTTCGTTCTTTTCCTAGTCTTTGTACCACTTTTCATATGTTTATTCTTTCTTCCATATTTACAATGCTGTTTCTGACTAAAACCTTTTGGACGACGACAATTGATGCTGCGTTTGTATTTTAATGACCATTTACCTCCACTGCGCCGTCGCGTATGTAACGTTTTACTATTACAGTGTCTAAAAGCCATTCCATGTTCTCCTGCGCCACCGCGTTTATCATATCTGGGAACCTTTGTCTTAATCCATTCTGCAAAAGATTCTGCACTCCTATCCTTTTCATACTCTTCTATTCCGCCATTTGAAATATAACGCAATGTAGGAAATCCCATTGGTTCTTTTCCAACGGAATGTAATTTTGGATAAAAATCTTTATCTACGCGTGCAATAATAATTTGTGGGTTCTTTTTGTGGTCATCCGTTAAATGATGTGGAATATTCGCCCAAGGCTCTTTGGTGCTTTCACACGGACCACATCCAACCATAAATAAAAATAAAAATACATGATTACCTGATTTAATTCCATGATTTAATTTTTCCAATTTTTTTTCCGACTTTTTATTCAATGGTCCTTCTATTTCAATGATTTGTAATTTGGGGGTTTCCGTCATTATAAAATATAGATAGAAATTTTATTTATCCTACTTTATTATATATGTCCTTGCTGCTCATTCTTATTATTATTGTCTTTTTAGCAGGAATATATTTTGTTGCAATGTATGACGGCCCTAAATCCTTAGAAGGACTCGCGACTATGACCGGAGAAACTCGGTGCCCAAATATGTTAATTCAAAAGGGTTCTCGTTTTCATTTATACAATTCAAATCTTGCGCAAGTTCCTGGAGTAAATCCGGTTGAATTTGAAAATTTAGAAGATTATGTAGAATTTATAAGTTGGCAACATAGTCAAGGGATTCGTTGCCCTGTTTTATATTTGCAGCAGACTTATGATGCTCAAGGGCAATCGGTTTATAAAGCGAGACCAAGTGTTATGGAACCGCAAGGTGGTTTGCAACCGGCATTAAGCACTAATTATCCTGGCGCACAAACGACTGGTTATGCACCTGACTCTAGTTCTGGGCCTGATTCTGGGCCGGGTTCTACCGATTTTAATCCGAATTATGCTGGTTCTCCTACTATTACCCAACCAACGTCGGATGCAGACTTATCAAATGCTGCGGTATTACATGGAAATGAAGTGACTGAAAATATGCTTTTTAGTCCGAGCCCAAATGCAATGGATGATAATTGGGGTGGGCAACGTTATACAGAAAAATTAGTAGATGCTGGGTATTATGCAGGAAATGAAGTTACTGGACAAGTTTAGATGCTGTATAAATACACGTTTTATCATTAGAAAATTTTTATATTTTATATAAATTATAAAAAAATTTTTAATTATTTACGGTCAATAAAACTCATTACTGCATTTAATGAGGCTTTTGTAGCATGTAATGTGTTTAAATTAGTTAAAAGTGCCATATTCTCCGGCGATGTACCATCTTTTGCAGAAAAAACTAATGTAGTTTGTAACATCAACAGGTCTATATATTCATCTAAATTAAGTATCACATGTTCATAATCGGTTTTATATTTATTAATTAGGAAGTAGTCCTTGAATTGGGTACTCGTTTCGGCAATAGAATTACCAAAAACTCCAGCTGACCCAGCGACGCCATTTACGCCATTGTTTGTTAATCCTTCCATAATACTACTTTGTAAATTCAAATGGAGTTTTAATACTTTGGATACTAAATATAATAAAAAAACAACAAGCACTACTATTCCTATTATTTTTAATAAATCTTCACTCATGTAATATATTTATATATCTATAGAATATTATTCATTTGATCGCAAAAATTTTTTAATATTTTCAATGGCCGGTTTGCTTATTTTTCTAGTCTGTCCTTTGGCATTGCTATATGATATATCTTTTAAACATTGTTGATTTTCCTTAAGACAAAATATTAAATTGGGTAAGTTTTTAAATTGCGTCATTATAGCAATTGCAGTTATAGAACTTATTCCGGGGATTTGACATAACATAATTTCTCCAATGTTATCGGGGGTGATATTATCCTTCTTTACCCGCTTCACTACATGACAATACTCTTTTTCTTCTTTTATTCCTGGATTTTCTGAGATTTCTTGATTTTCTGAGTTTTCCAAAAGTTCTGGAATTTCCGGAATAAGTGAATCATAATATGGTTTCAAATCACCAATAATACCTTTTTTTAATTTATAAGTCATATGGCAAATCATAATTGCAGTCTCTTCTAAATTTTGACTCCTCAATACTGAGAATCCTTTATAATAATTTAATGAAAAAATCGCCGAATATAATACAGACTTATCTATTCTAGTTTTAAAACTATTCACTTTATTCATTTCACCTTCAATAATATACATGATATTATGGTTTGGGTGTGAGATGCCATTTAAACGATATGACTGTTCTTCATATCGTCCGTCTTTAATACTGGATGCAAGGTCTGATAAACTTTTTCTCTCAATAATAACTTTCTCAATACCGGTATCATCACATAAAATGATATCACCGATGGGTAAATTACATATTTCTAATTCTATTCCTTGATATGCCGGACCAATACCTAAAAAATATTTACACGATTGAATCAAATCATGCTCCCGATGGTCTATTTTAATTTTCATTATAATAATTTAATAATAAAGAACTTATTAAATTATTTTCTTAATATATTATTTCTCTTTCTCTTTCTCTTTCTCTTTCTCTTTCTTTGGTTTTCTTTTGGTTTCTTTTGCTTTGAATTGCTTTGTTTCTGGTTTTTCGGTTTCCTTTTAACCCATACCGGACAAACCATGCACAACACCTGCACGCGCGCGTGTATATTGAACAGGATTCCGATTCGTAAATATCTGCCCAAATAGAATACTATTATTCTTTGCACAACACCCTTGGGGGGCTCGATTCAAGAAATTACCCATATTGCCTCTAGGCCACGACCCACCGTATGTAATAATACCGGGTTTTTTGTTACCACCGCAAGACCCACCATATTGGCATCCTCGGTTCGCTAATGAATCAACATTTCTAGCAGACTTACTGCCTGAGTTATAAGTCATTCCAACCATTTTATATATACTCTAAATATTATTTTATTAATTTATTTTTTTAATCGCGAACTTGCCTAAAATATATTTTCAAGTAATTTAAATAGAATCGTCTATAATCTATATATGGAATATTGCGACAGTAAAAATATGACAGAATCAAAGTTGCTACACGATGACGATATTATTAGGAGTGATGAGGGACTTATATTTAACCCGTATAATTCCTCCAATATAGAGATTACATTGAATGATGTTCAATCTATTCTCACTAAATATGGAATTCCACCAACCATAAATAATTTGAATCTGTATAAACGGGCATTTGTACATAAATCTTATACCAAGCGCCCGCATCTAGAAAATATGCAACAAAATATCACTATTGTGGAACAGCCACCAGATTGTATGCCTTTAAAAACAAAGTCAAACGAACGTTTGGAATTTCTTGGAGATGGAGTTCTTGAATTAATTGTCAAATATTATTTGTATCGTCGTTTCCCTAAAGAGAACGAAGGATTCATGACCGAAAAAAAAATTGCAATTGTTAAAAATGAAGCGATTGGTAAAATTGCGATGGAAATGCATTTGAATAAGTGGTTAATTTTATCACGGCATGCAGAGGAGAAAAATATACGAAGTAATTTTAAAAAATTGGGTTGCCTTTTTGAATCATTTTTAGGCGCATTATTTTTGGATTTTAATAAGATTGAAGTGAAGGACGAGGAAAACTGGTTTCAAACCATGTTTGTTACGGGTCCTGGATTTCAAATGGCGCAAAAATTTGTTGAAAATATATTAGAAAAACATATTGATTGGATTGCATTAATTCAGAATGATGACAATTATAAGAATATTCTTCAAGTCAAAATTCAAAAAGAATTCAAGGTAACCCCTCATTATTTGGAAATGGGTGAGCCGGACCCTGAAAATGGATATAAAATGGGTGTATATTTATGTATTGGGCAACAAGTATATAATTGTTCTTATCAGAATGCTTTGCATATAGATAATTTAAAAACATTTCATTCCATTAACGAATATATAGTTTTACACGGAAAAATATTTTTATTTTTGGGGGGAGGGCAGCATAAAATTAAAAGAAAGGCAGAACAAATTGCATGCCAAGAGGCTTTGCAAAAAATATTGTCTTATTCTGAATAAAAATTTTAAAAATTTATTTATTTAATAATAAAAAAATATTTTGTAAAAAATGTATAAAATATCTAATACAATAAAAGTATTATATATTTATCTTATATAAGATATGAATCCTTTAGATAAAATAAAAGAACAATTACGACTGAAACCAACTGAAATGCAGCAAAAAAAACAAGAAATAAAAGTGATAATTCCTGTAGCCAACCTACCAGAAAAAGTAACTATTCAAAAGGTGGAATTTAAAGATGAACAGGACCCGAATTTTCCTATTGAGGCCTTATTAAAAGGGTTATCTGAGAGAAAAATTGGAAAGGTTAGTAAAAAATCAACTATGCAATTGCAACCCGTTTTTGAATTAGAACCTGCTGTAAAAAAGGCAAAGAAAATTACAAAAAAGAAATTACTCATTTTGCAAGAAGAAGGTCTTGATATTGTTCCACCATTGGAATTAGAAAAAGAGAAAGAAAAAGCACCAGTTAAAAAGCGCAGAACAACCGGGAAAATGCCGAAAGGAGTTTCTATTCTTGACCCAATTGAATGGATTAGCATTGATGATCTTCCTATTGTGCGCCGGCTTCCAGAAAAAACGGCCAAAGTACAATACAAGGTAAGCAGTTATTACATGAACAATCGCGAAATTTTTGTCAATTTTATTAATTCTCTCTTTGAACCATACAGAGACCAAGTTTTAGACGATAATGCCGGGGTATCATGTGATAATATGGGCAATGCTTCCAAAGAACTAACTTTATTAACACATCAAAGAATTGTTCGCGATTATTTAAATTTATACACGCCATATCGCGGGCTTCTATTATTTCACGGTTTAGGTTCCGGTAAAACATGCACTTCTATTGCTATTGCAGAAGGCATGAAAAGCACGCAAAAAATTATTATAATGACACCGGCATCACTGCGGAGAAATTATATGGAAGAATTAAAAAAATGCGGTGATGCACTTTACAAGAAAAATCAGTTTTGGCAATGGATTGATGAACCCACTGCATTTGAAACGCTTTCTGCGGCTTTGCATTTACCTATGGAATATATTCACAAAAAAGGAGGTGCGTGGCTGGTAGATGTAACCAAGCCAAGCAACTATAATGCACTTCCTACAGCGGATAAAAACAGTTTAGATGACCAGTTAGATGAAATGATTCAAGCAAAATATAAATTCATTAATTATAATGGTCTTCGCAGAGATAAATTAAAGGAAATGTCCGATAATTTTGAAACAAATATATTTGATAATGCGGTGGTTATTATTGACGAGGCACATAATTTCATTAGTCGCATTGTGAATAAGATTGGTAAGGAAAAAGCAGTTGCAACTGATACAAAAACGGGGAAAAAAGAAAGAGTGTCTTATTCTTTATCTATGATTCTTTATGAAATGTTGCTTTCGGCACAAAATGCGCGTGTTGTTCTTCTTACTGGAACTCCGATTATTAATTATCCAAATGAAATTGGAATACTTTATAATATTTTGCGAGGATACATCAAGACATGGGAAATACCACTGGATGTTAAAACAAGTAAGCCGGTCAATAAAGAAAGGTTGCAAGAAATTTTTACAAGAGAAAAGAATATGGATTTCTTAGATTATTCCGTATCCAGTAAGAAATTGACTATTACACGAAACCCATACGGGTTTGAAAATAAAGAAAAAGCAGATAGTGGTTATCACGGCGTTACGAATAAGGCTTACGAAAAGGTAGATAAAACAACGAAAGAAACCGCAGTGTTTAAAAGAGGACAAATAAGTGATGCGGATTTTGAACGTCGTGTTATCCAAATATTGAATCGTAATGATATTGAAGTCTTTGCACAAGGCATCACGGTTCATATGTTCAAATCGCTTCCCGATAAATTTGACGATTTTATAAATATGTTTATATCAAGTGATACCGGTAATGTTAAAAATGTGGAAATGTTTAAACGCCGAATAATGGGCTTAACATCTTATTTTAGAAGTGCCCAGGAGAATTTGCTACCACGTTATGAGAAGCTCGCCAATTTTCATGTTGTAAAAATTCCAATGAGTGATTACCAATTTGGTGTCTATGAAGCCGCGCGGCAACAAGAGCGAAAACAAGAGAAGCAAAATAAAAAGAAGAAGGGCAAAGCAGATGAAAATGGAATTTATCAAGAACCGAGTTCTACCTATAGAATTTTTTCACGTTTATTCTGTAATTTTGTGATGCCAAAACCACCCGGGCGTCCTATGCCACGAGAAGAGTTGGAAGACGGCTCAAAACTAGATGAATTATACAAAGATGCTTTAAAAGAAACGGAAAAGCGAGGACCCAACGATTTGGAAGGGGAACCAGATGGAGAAATTGAAGGAGATGTTATTTTAGATAATTTGGGAGATTCCACGTATGAAGCACGATTAAAACGCGCCATTGAATACTTGGAAGAACGGTCGGCAGAATATTTTAGTCCAGAAGGATTGCAAGTATATAGTCCCAAATATTTGTCCATGCTTGAAAATATTGAGGACCCGGAACATATCGGCCTTCATTTGGTGTATAGCCAGTTTCGCACATTAGAAGGAATCGGAATATTTACCAAAGTGCTTGAACAAAATGGTTATACACGATTCAAAATCAAAAAAAATGCATCCGGTGAATGGGAGTTGGATATAGCGGAAGAGAATATGGGAAAACCGACATTTGCTCTATATACGGGTACCGAATCTTCTGAAGAAAAGGAAGTGATTCGTAATATATTTAATAGCGATTGGGATGAAGGTACTCCGATTACGAATCAATTAAAAGAGATTGCCAATAATAATTTTATGGGAGAAATAATTAAAGTATTGATGATTACGGCATCTGGGTCCGAAGGTATTAACTTGCGAAATACACGCTATGTTCATATTATGGAGCCGTATTGGCATCCAGCACGTATAGACCAGGTTATTGGAAGAGCTCGGCGTATTTGCAGTCACAAAAATTTGCCGCCTGCATTGCAAACGGTGGAGGTATTCTTATATTTAATGACTTTTTCCAAAGAGCAAATTTTGAGTGATGCGTCTATTGAATTGAAACTAAAAGATTTGAGTAAAAAAACATACCCGAGTTACTCACCCAAAGATAAAGATAAACTGGTTCAAATTCCATTTACTAGTGATGAGGCTTTGTTTGAAATATCCACGATTAAAGATGAGGTCAGCCAACAATTAATTACTGCTATGAAGGAAGCTTCTATTGATTGCGCCATTTATTCTCGTCAAGGGTCCAAAGAACAGTTACATTGCCTTCAATTTGGGCAACCGAATGCAAATTCATTTTCTTATCAGCCAAGTTATAAGACAGAACAACCAGATACCATGGCAAAGATGAATAAAAAACGTTTGGAATGGTCTGGAAAAGAGATACAATTGCGTGGTAAAATTTATATTTATCGAAAGATAAGTTCTACTTTGGGAAATATTTATGATTTGGATAGTTATAATCAGGCACAAGCCGTTCCTGGACTAGAACCAACCTTGATTGGTACATTAGAAAAATTGCCGAATGGGGATATGCAATTCAATAAGATTTAGACCAATACTTATTTAAATTCAGACCTAAATAAAATTATTTTATAATAATATTATATAGAATGGCGTATTCTTTGAGAAAACGAAGAAGAAAAATAACCAAAATAACCAAAATAACCAAAAGAACCAAATTAACCAAAAGAAAATACAATATAACTCGTAGATTTAAAAAAAGTAGAAAACAATATGGCGGAACAAGTGACATTTTTACACCAAAAGTTAAATCACTTTTAAACCGTTTTGAATTTATAGATGATAATGAAAAAAATGTATTAATGGATAAACTGTACAAATCTGCCCAGTGGTATAATGATAACCCTCAAAGACAGGATATATTAATTAGACAACTGAATCATGCAATAATTGCTACAAATTCAACACCGGATGAAAAAAAAGTTTTCATTAATAAATTATTTGATTATTGGTTAAATCTTTAAATAATAAAGTATAAATAGTAAATAGAAATGTAATAATAACAATATATTATTACATTACATAGTATGAATGAAGAAATACTTACAGATATTAGTCTAGAGAGTGACAAAACCGGACCACTTAGCGAAACGATGGATAGAGACACGAATGGTAACCAGGATACAAAAGATACAAAAAAAAATGTGAATTTATGTATTTTATGCATAGCATGGTGCAATAGTTGTTGTGTGATTTGGTCATTATAATTCTAATCCAAATTTGGTTGCATTTTAGATAACAATTCAACAAGTGTATCCATACGTGATAGTAAAGCATCCATTTTTTCATTCATTTTTTCCATTTCTTTGTTTGTTGTATCTATCGGTTCTATACGAAGTTCTATATTTTGTTCTATACTTCGTTCTATACTGCGTTCTATACTTCGTTCTATTTTCGGTTTTATGATTGGTTTTAATTTTTTAAATATAGACTCGGTGGAGCGGTCATCCAATGAGCTACTGAAATCTGAATACGTTTCATTATCTTCCCAGGTTAATTGTTTTTTTTGATTTGATAATTCAATTACATTTGTAGTATCATCCAGTTTTTCTCCTATTTTAATATATTTAAATCCGGGATTACTTTCTACAATAGAACTAGAACTAGAACTAGAAGTAGGAATCGGTTTTGTTCTCACTTTGTCCCCTTGCAACCATTTTTCGGTTTCTGCTTTATTTCCCGGTACATTTTGTATTTGATTTATTTCAAAATTTCTTTGCGCAATCGTTTCTGCAATTAATTTTTCCATTTCTCCAATAGGTTCATCTTGTTTATCTTTAAAGTCAATGATTGGGGGTGTTTTAGCTGTCATCGCCCCTTGAAATTCATTACGTTTTAGATTTAGTTCTTTCTCAAATTGTGTTTTCCGATTATTCTGTATTTCTTCTGCCGTTACCAAAGTTAATGACTCTGATATTGGTTGCTGTTGTTTTTGTTGAGGCACTTCTGGACTACGAATTTTTTGTTCTTGTGTTTTTAACATGGGTATCCACTCATTAACTAAAATAGCTACGATTTTTTTATTCATTCCCAACAACGGAAGTCCCGATTTTTTTTCATGGTCATAAAAATTTTTAATAATCGTCATGAATTGAGATTTTATTGCTTGTTCGTAGTGACCATTATTTTTCATTATAAAACTACCTTCTTCATCCAGGAGAACATCCCAAATCATTTCTATATTTTGCTGTTGTATAAATTCGGATGTATTCATGATTCAAATAATTAGTAATATATAAATACATTTGACATATTTATATATTTTTCTTATCATTATAATTCTTATAATTCTTATAATTCCTCATTAAAATATATTTTGCGAAACGATTGCATGTATTTATCAGATAATACATGTTTTTTATAATATTCCGAAGTATGTTTATCTTCCAACATATGAACAATAAAATATAAGGAATAAATCCCACACTCCGTATCTCCATATTGATGCTCTACAGGGTGATTCTGGTCAAATACAAAATTGATTGGTTTCTTTAATTGTGACCCTTGGTTTTGTACGCGTTTTACGAGCGCCATTATTTCTTTTGTTGCTGGATCACCAACACTATCAAAAAAGAAAATTTTACCCTTTTTAATATTTATAAACATACTTACCCAATGTGACCCGTCGCGAGTATGAGGGTCCAAATTGAATATCATTCCCACTTTAAATTTACCATTTTTTATTTGGTTTTCTACACTAAAATCACATAATTCTTGCCAAACACATTCACCGTATTGTTGCTGTACATCAAAATCCATGGGAGATGGCCCAATAAAATCAAAACATGGATACACATTTTCATATTGCTTCATTACTGCTAAAATATCAGTGCTAGATAACCATTCGTTTGGTTTCTTTTTCCATTCTTTTGGAGATTCTGGGGCAAAATACGTATCAAAATTTTTGTTAAACTCTCCATTTGCAAATTGTTGTTTTAACCAACAAGATTCTTTATTACAAACATAACTCATATTTTTTTGCAGTTGTTCCCATATTTCCTTCGTATCATTCGTGTTTATAATTGTATCTTTATGACGCAAATTCCATAAATCTCTTAATTTATATAAAGTTTTATCATCAAAACATGAAAATTTTAATTTTTCGGTTTTACCATTATCGGGGCTGCATTTTAATTTCATCATTTTTCTGGTTTTATTTTTTTTTTTTTTTGTTTTTTTTTTTTTTTTTTTGTTTTTATTTTTGTGTTTTTTTTTTTTTT